GCCGCTCTTAACGCCCCGTGAGAACCGTAACCTTACAAAGCATCTTACTACGCGCTTGGCAACGTGTGGGAAATGATTCGGCAGACATCGCCAACATTCCCACCGGCGCCCGCACCATGCTCGTCGCCGCCGCCAACGACCGTATCGCCGACTGCTGGGAGTGGTCCGATTGGCCGGAGCTAATGCGCGTCGAAAGCCGCACCGTCGAAGGCGACGACACCACCGGCTATTTCATTCCCTACGAGCAATCTGGAGAGACCGCCATGGGCGAAGTCTTTTCCGTCTACCGCGACAATCCGGCAACCCACGTTGCGCCGCGCGAGATCCAATACACGCTCTTAGGCGACAACATCCGCTTCCCCGAAGGCACCGACCTGCCGACCAGCGTATGGGTCCGCTACCGCGTGCGGCCGGATACTTACACGACCAGCAACCTCTCTGCAACCGTCCCCGCCGTCTTGGCCAAGGCGGTCGGTCTTATGCTGGCCGCTGATTTGAATACTGAGGACGGCCAGCTCGACAAGGCACTCGCCATGGAGCAACTCGCCGAGACCGAACTCATCGCCCAGCGCGACAAATACTATTTCCAGCAAGGGCAGCCGAGCATGTGGACCGCCCGCGTCAACCAATACTAACTATGCATCCTAATACCCGTATCACCAACCGCGCGAACGGCGTCCGCCTCATCGCCGACACCAACCAAGTCACCGGCGAGTTCAGCGCCGTCGTCAGCCTCGACGCTGCCACCAAGTTTGAAGTCTTGACCGGCAACCAGACCAACGTGGCCAACGCCGTCAGCGGCAGCGCCTATGCGTTCCCCATCGGCACCGAGATCGAAGGCAGCTTTAGCGCCATCAAGCTGCACGCCGGCGCCGTGCTGGCCTACTTGAAGTAAATGAAGTGAGGGAACGGACGATGAGCTTGCAGTATTTCCATCACAACTTCACGACCACCGAAAAGGGTGTGATCGGCACGGCCACCAGCATCGGCTCAAGCGTCTTTAGTATGCTCCCTCACCTCGAAACCACCCTGCGCGTGGCTGGTCTAATCATCGGTATTTGTGTCGGCGTGGCGACACTCATCAGCGTTGTCCACGACATCCAAAAGAAACGGAAGGAACTAAACAAATGAGAAACTGGAAAACCACGCTCCTCGGAGCACTCACCATCATCGCATCACTCAGCACCGCCGGACGCGAATTTCTGGCCAGCGGCAGCGTGCCCGACCTCGGCCTCATCGCCGCCAGCCTTATGGCCGGCTGGGGCTTGATTATGGCCAAGGACAACAACGCCCGCCTCTGAAGCCATGAGCGCCCGCGCTACAAAACTCATTGCGTGTGCGATCCTCGCCGTCATCTGGGCTGTCGGTGCGGCTGGGTGCGTCACGGTGGGCTACGACTTCATCAACCAGCGGGCCACCGTCACGGTCGATCCGAATAAGGGATACAAAAAGTAAGCAATGTGGACGTGGATCAAGCGACCGTTTGGAAGGCGATCAAAGACTGGCCCAGCGCCAGCCTCGCTGAACTCGCCCTCCGTATCCACAACCGTCTCCACGTTCGCGCCGACCACCGCGCCCAAGCATTACGACGAACGCCGTCTGAACACGCCAAACAAATCGCTGCGCACGATAACCCCCACGATGTTGGTCCTGCACCACACGTCAGGTAGCTACAACGGCTCAGTCGATTGGTGCATGAATCCGAACAGCCAAGTGTCCTACCACTGCATCATCGCAAGAGACGGCAAACGCACCGTCCTCGCCGACGACAACGCAAGATGCTGGCACGCCGGCGTCTCAAGCTGGCAAGGCGTCCCCGACTGCAACTCCTATTCAATCGGCGTGGCATGGGAAGGCGACACCTACAGCGACCCGCTCGGCGAAGCCGCCATGGAGTCCGCCATCCAATACATCGTGCCCAGAATGAAACGCTGGCACATCCCCATGTCCCGCGTTGTAACCCATCAAGATATAGCGCCCCGCCGCAAGAACGACATCAGCCCCGCCGACGCGGCGCGGTTCAAAAGCAGACTCAAGGCAGCCCTCAACTAATGGCCCTCGAATCACCAGTTCAGAGAGACGGCGACGCCGGATTCATCGGCTTCGCTTCCCGCTTGAACCCGCTGACCTTGCCAGCCGGCATGCTGCAAGACTCGGTCAACATGCGCCTCGACCGTGGCGTTGCGCAGACCCGCAAAGGCAGCAAGCGCCTGACCGATACCATCGGAACGACCGGCGCCCCGCTTACGCTCGACTTTACCCTCGGCACCGACGTTTCCGTCACGTCGATCACCCGCAGCTCAACCACGGCGACCGTCACCGCCACAGCCCACGGCTTCACCACCGGCGACCAAGTGAACATCCGAGGCGCTAACGAGCCGGACTATAACGGCGACTTCATCGTCACCGTGACGGACGCCAATACTTTCACCTACACCGTCAGCGGATCTCCCGCGACACCGGCCACCGGCACCATCATCGCCAACAACGGCCCCGAAGTCCGCGACAGCTACGAAGGCGGACTGTATGCGGCCGGCGTGTTCGCCAGCCAGAACTACGACAACGCCAACGAATACATCGTCCTCGCCGGAAGCGACAGCGCGACCCTCTGGCGCCAAGGGCAATCGCCGGTGGTCAAAACGTATCCGACCAGCCCGAGCGAGAAGATCGAAGGCACCGACACTGTCTCCATCGTCCAAGCCTTTGACCGTCTCTATATCCTCCGCGAAGCCGACCGAACCGTCAGCGGCTGGGAGGAAAAGCTCACCGACGCCGGAGGCATCAGCGTCAGCTCGACAACGGCCACCGTCAGCTTTGCCGCAGCCCACGGCTATCCGGCCGGCGCCCGCGTCCGTATTGAGGGGAGCACCACGCCCGCCTTTGATGGCCATGAGTTTGACATCGTGGACGCGGCCCCAGGCGGCGACGACACGCATTTCACCATCACCGTCCCGACCGGCACCGCCACGCACGCCGCCGCAGGGATCAAGGTGCGGAGAGTGAAGTGCCCGATCTACTGGGACGGCGGCAGCGGCGATTTCGTCCGCGCCTCCGCAGGCGTTCCGGCCGAAGGCGTCACCTACACCAAGATGCCAAGCGTCGGCTGGGCGAGCTATCACAACAACCGCCTCTGGATTGCGAAAAACCGCGACACGGTAGGCATCAGCGACGTGCTCGACCCCGACCTCTACGATCCGTTCTGGAACAGCTTCCGCGCCGGTGCCGGAGGCGACGACCGCATCGTGGCGGTCCATCCGTGGGTCGAAGGGCAGGCGTTAGTGTTTTGTAGGAAGTCCATCTGGCTCGCCACCCTCAACCAATTCGCCAGCACAGACGGCAGCGCCTTCTCGGTGGACACGCCGGTCAGCGGATTGACTTTGCTCACCAACGAAATCGGATGCAGCGCCCGCAACACAATCGTCACCGCCGGCAGCTTCGTCTTCTTCTTGAGTGACGCCGGCATCTACCGCTTGGACAGCAGGCTGGATCTTAAATTACGCGGCGACACCCGCCCGCTGTCCGAGCCGATTGCCGACCTGTTCAGCACGGTTGTTCAGTCCCGCGTCGAGCGCAGCGCCTTCGCCATCTGGCACAACAACCGCTACTTGGTTGCCCTCCCAACCAGCACCGACCCGCTTGACGGCAACCAGCTCGTCCTCGCATGGAATGCGCTCAACGAGAACTGGGAATACCGCGACACCTACCCAAGCAGCGCCTCGGTGAACCAGATCCTCGTCGCCACCTACGATAACCAGCGCCGCGTGTTCAGCATCCCTCGCTCCGGCAATCTCTATCTCCTCGAAGAAATCACCGCAGCGACCGACGACCAAGCCGCAGGTTCCGGCACTAGCCCCGTCACCGGCGTCATTAAGACGCGCCGCTACGACTTCGGCGACATGCACTCCAAGCGGTTCCTTCGCACGATTGCCGATGTCGTCATTCCGGCGGGCGCCAGTGTCAGCACCAAGATTAGCACCATCAACCCTGACACCGAAACCACAGTCGGAACGCTGACTAACAGCAACGCAAAGAGCGAAGACTACAACATGAAGTCTCCGGTGCGGTTCAAAGCTCACAGCGCCGAAGTCATTTACGAAACTTCCACTGGCCGCCCAGAAATCCGCAGCGCCAGCATCGAAGCCTCGCCGAAATCTCTACCGCCCACGGAAACACGCTCTGCCGCTTAATCCCTCAACGCTCAACACTAAACTCTCAACTAATCCATGGCCTCCTACGCATACACCTTCACCTCTGGGGACACCGTGACCCCGACTAAGTTGAATTCCGCCCGCACCGTCAGCGACATCGTCAACGCTGACATCAAAAGCGATGCAGCGATTGCCGGAACAAAGATTGCGCCGGACTTTGGGAGTCAGAACGTGGTGACGACTGGCAATGTTTTGATAAACGCCACGTCCCGTGCTGTGGGAACAACAAGTGTCGGCAATTTCCAACTGGAAACAACGTCTGCTGGCGCAAGTATTGTAAATAATCGCAACGACAATGTTGGTGCTATTTTTTCGCTCGGTAAAAGCCGCTCTACTACTATTGGTGGGAACACCATTGTGCAGTCAGGAGACACGCTTGGACAAATTCGATTCGCAGGAGCAGACGGAGGAGATTTGGAGACTGTTGGTGCTTGGATTGTTGCAACAGTAGATGGCACCCCAGGCGCCAACGACATGCCTAGCCGCCTGATTTTCGGCACGACCGCCGATGGAGACAGTTCGCCGACTGAGCGGATGCGGATTGATTCAAGCGGCAACGTCGGAATTGGAACTGCATCGCCACAAAAGCTTTTAGACATACGCGGCGCGTCCAACCCAGAAATCCGCTTTCAGTCTACAGACGGAACAAATGCGGCGCTTTATTTTGGAGACCAAACAGACGCAGTCAAAGCAGGTATTTATTACGATAACACCAACAATGCTTTAACCCTTCAGGGTTACAACAATTCCGAGCGGATGCGGATTCATGCGACCGGCACGGTGACGATTGGAACAACAGCAGCGTTTTCTGTTGCCTCGGGATCGGACGATGGAATGTCCATTGGCGGAAACGGGACTGCTTCTATTTCAAGAGACAACAATCCTCCGCTTTTTCTTAGGCGGCGTTCCGGCAACGGAACTATTGCTGGGTTTTACCGTGACACGACGAGTGTTGGGTCAATTTCCGTTACAACTACCGCGACAGCGTTCAACACATCATCGGACTACCGCCTCAAACAAAACGTCGAGCCAATGGTTGGCGGGCTGACCAAGTTGGCCGCCCTCGCCCCTAAAACATTTGAGTTTAAGGCCGATCCGAATGTCAAAGTTGACGGATTTATCGCCCACGAAGTCCAAACCGTCGTCCCGCAAGCCGTGACCGGCGAGAAGGACGGCGAAGAGATGCAGGGGCTGGATATGAGCAAGCTGGTGCCGGTGCTGGTGGCGGCGGTGCAAGAGCTGTCCGCCAAGGTCGCCGCTTTGGAAAACGCCTAACATGAAACAACAACTCGCCGAACTAATCGAAGCCTACGCCGCCGCCCGCGTGAGCGGGAACCGGATGCTCTTGGAGTATGCGGCGGGCAAGCTCAACGAACTGATGGCCGCAGTGGATGTCGTGGAGGCCAAGAAGGACGAATGACCCCATGGCAGCAAGCGTTCAACTGGGCCACGGCCCACGGCATTACGCCGGAGGAGTGGGAATCCAAGATCGAGCACTGCCTGCTGCACGGCTGGGTCATCAGCACGCCGGATCACTTTCTGGCATTTCACAAAACGGAGCACGCTGGCCAGCCAGCCTACTTTGTGGACATAGCGCTCGGCGGATCGGGAAATGTTTTGCAGCGATTCATGCGCTATGCGCCGGAACCGCTGCCGTGGGTGCTCTGGCACCGCAACAACGAAACACGCTTGCGGGCGTTTGTTTGGGATAAATTACAAAAGAAAGCGAGGATATAGATATGGGAGGATTTGGAGGAGGCCAACAGGCCCAAGCGCCAACACTAAACGTCGGCAAAACACTCAAGCTCAACGAGGGGCAGCTCAAGCTGCTCAACGAATATGCACCGGTCATCGCGCAGACGCTCGGCGACACGTCGCGCTCGCAGAATACGCAGAACACTCTCTACGGGCTGAACATGCTGACGCGGCCCAACGCGACGCTCAACCGCGAGCAGATCGCACCGATTCAGGAGCGCATGCAGAAGACGCAGGGCAAGATCAAGGATCTTCGGCAGGAACTGAAGGGCGCCGGCAACAAGCGCAAGCAGGAGATCCGCCGAGAGATTGGCAACCTTCAAGACCGAGTCAAAACGCAGCGCGGGCGCATCGCCGACATCCGCGACAACCGGCCGTTGCAACAACTGCAAAAGACATTCAGCAAGGAGTTTGCCCAGCGTGACGCGCTGCTTGGAGAAATGGAAGGCGCGATTCCAAGCACTGCCGAGTATCGCCGCTTGCAGCAGCGCCTCGGTGCCGGCGTCAAGGCTCAGACTGTTGACCGTGGGACGCTGGGCGAAAGCCTTTACCAGACGGCGATGGAACGCGCCCAGAGCGATGGCCGCCTTTCGGCCGAAGCCGAGCGTGACGCCGTGCAGGCGGCCCGCTCCGGTATGGCGGCTCGAGGAATGGCCACAGGCAGCGCCGGTCTGGGCGCCGAGCTGCTCAACCGTGACCGCTACGCCCGCGCCAGACAGGCCGAAGACCTTGCCTTCGCCCAAGGTGTGCAGACCGAAGACCTCGGCCGGCGCCAGTTCAACGCCGGCATGATTGACTCGACCAACCGCTACAACATGGGGCTGTTGGCCGACTCGGCGAACTACGCGGACGCCGAACGCGCCCGCAAGCTCAACACGCGGCAGAACATCTACAACTTCAGCCTCGCCAGCAATCCACGCATGATGCTGGCCGGTGTCGGCTCGCCGTATGCGAATATGACGCAGAATGCCAATGCTTCTGTCACCGGACTGACGGCGAATGTGACGCCTTCTTATTCGGGCGGGCAGTTCAGCGGGAGCAAGGGATCTGGATGGCACACTCAAATCAGCGGCTTGGTAGGTGCTGGCTTCGGCGCCTATTTCGGTGGTCCGGCCGGCGCGACTGCCGGCTACTCAGCAGGCTCATCGCTTGGCGCCGCCTCAGAGGGCACGTTTATGGACCCGTTTAGCTGGTCCGACAAGCGCATGAAGACGGACATCAAGAAGATCGACGGGCCGACGAATGTGATCGGCATTCCGGCCTACGAATACCGCTACAAGGGCGAGAAGAAGAAGCGCAAGGGCGTGATGGCGCAGGATGTGCAGAAGGTTCTGCCGGAAGCCGTCGCGGAGTTTGACTACAAGGGTAAGAAGCGGCTGGCCATTCGTCCTGCCGTGATCGGCGCCGCGCTGGCCGAGCAGCTTGCCGAAGACACCAAGCCGGTGGCGCTGGCGTCCTAACAACTAACCAACACCAAGGAGAATACGAAAATGACACCAGCACAATTCTGGCAGATCGAAATGCAGAACCAGCAGAACCAGCGGGAGAATATGCAGCAGATGACCAATCAGGTCTTCCAAGCCGCCGGCGCCCTGGCTGGACAGTATGCTGACAATAAGGCCATGCAGGCCAAAGCCTCGAGCTACGACAAAATCGGCGAGATCCTCGGCAGCTCCATGTTCAGCGGCAACGATGTCGCCATGAACGCGCTCGGCGAACTCAAGAAGTCCAAAGACCCACGCGAGAAAGTCATGGGCTACGAGACACTGTTTTCGCTGATGGGACCGTACAGCAACTTTGTGAACGCACAAGGGCGTATCGGCGTGCAGCAGCAGGGGCAGGCTTTGACGGCGGCGATGCCGAACCTTCGCAATGCCGCGGCCGCACAAGCACAAGTCGCCGCGGGCCAAGGCACCATGGGCGTGCCGCCCAACGTCAACCTCGATTACGTCCGCTAACATGCCTCCACGCAACCAGCAGCCACCCTACTACGCCGACGAAGAGCCGCTTCCGGTCATGGACAACGGCATGTCCCTCGACCAGCTCCAGGCTGGCGTGGCGGACATGAATGGCGTGTCGGCTTACGATGATCCGGCGTACGCCCCGGAAGACATCGTCAATGCCGCGGCCTCCATGGAAGTTCCGGCGACTGGCATGTCGTTTGATTTCAATTCACTCCGCGTGCAAAGCCCGGAGGACTTTGATGCACTGCCCGAGGAGCAAAAGGAGCTTCTGCGCGCCATCAAGCGCGGCGTGCAGTTCACACCGCAAGGCGCGGCTGAGTTTATCCTTGGCCAGCAAAAGGCGCGCATGGATCAAGATCGCAGGGTGGCCATGATGCAGGCTGACCCGGTGCGCCAAGAGCAGACGCGCAAGCTGAAGACCGAGGCGGACATTGCCGAGGAGAACCGGATGAAGATGATGCAGAAGACCTTCGACACGGCCAACTATATGGACGACTTGCTGGAGAAGGTGAAGACGCATCCAGGACGCTCTTACGCTACGGGCAAGAGCAGTATCCTTCCGAAGGTGCCTGGCACCGAGCCGGCGAACTTCCAAGTGTTGCTTGACCAGTTGCAGGGCCAACAGTTCATGCAGGCTTACGAGACGCTGAAAGGCGGCGGCCAGATCACCGAGGTGGAAGGACGCAAGGCAACCGAGGCCATGGCGCGCATGAACCCGCGGCAGAGCGAGGAGGCGTTCCTGCAGGGTGTCAATGAGTTTCAGTCCATCGTGCGCGCGGCCAAGGAGCGTGCCGCGGCCAAGATCCAGCCCCAAGAGTCACCATCCACGCCGGCCGCCCAAAGCGCGGCCCCGCGTCCTAGTAAGACAGTAGCAGGAATCAAGTGGGAAAAAGGATCTGACGGCAAATGGTATCAAGCACGCTAGACGGACTTACCGACGAGCAGCTCGCGGAGCTGGAAGCGCAGCAGGGGCAGCCGGAGATCACGACTGGGCTGGTGGACCGCCTTGCCGCGGCGCCGCCGTCCGAGGGATTTACCGACCAGCAGCTTGGATCGCTGCCGGTGCTGGCCACCACGCCGTTTGCCGCAGAGCGCGGCATTACCCTGCCGCCTGAAGCGCCTGCGGAACCTAAAGCGCTTACCGACTACGAGCTAAACCAGCTCGAGGAGGAGAACTACCGCCGCGTGGACTACATCATGCCGGAGGAGGAGTTCCGGCAGTATTGGACGCGGCGCAAGGAGGAGAACAACGAGGTCGGGCGCTTCATTGAGGGCGTGGGCCAAGGCGCCGCGGGCATGCTGGGCATGTTGCCTCAGGCTGCGACTGAGATTACCGACATGCTGATCGGCGGCGTGACTGATCCGATCAATCAGGCACAGCGCAACATCCAGACCGGCGCAGAGATCGTCCGCAAGGCTGGCATCAATATGGTGCAGCTCTTCGACTGGGTCGGCAACAAGGTCAACGATGTCGGCACTTGGGCGCGCCGCCGCGGGCTGAAGCAACAGGCATTGGCCAAACGACTGGAGCAGGAAGGTCGGCTGACGGGCGACGAGCTGCGCGATGCGGAAATCATCGCCGCGGCGGCCAGCGAGGCGGACGCCATGGAGCCGACGCCGCTCGAGGAGGAGGAAGATTTCCAAAAGGCTTACCAGCGCTATCAGCGGGAGAAGGCGCTAGAGCAGGAGTTTGTCGGCGTCACAGACTTTCAGATCGGTGCCAGCAGGGTGAGCGCGCCGGCCACGACCAAGGAGACCTACCAGATCACCAACGAGCAGCCCGCAGAGACGCTGTCGATGCTCGGCTCCATGGCCATTGACCCGGTCAATTTACTGCCGGTGGGCGCAGGCGCTCTGAGCAAACTGCGCGTGCTGCGCAGGACGGCGACCCTCGCCGGTGCTCCGCTCCGCGGCATTGAGCGCGCAGCGGACGCCACTGCGGACCTCGCCGAGCGTATGGAGTTTGGCATCAGCAGCCGCGTGCAGGACATCACCGGGCTGACGGCCAAACAGCAGGCGGCACTCGGTGCTGGCGCGGCTGGTGCGGCGGTTTATGCGGACGCGGCAGGCGGCGGCGGCAACTTCACCACGGCGGTCACGGCCATTGGCAGCGTGCTCCCTGGGTTGCGCTACGGCGGTGCGATCATTCGCAAGACCGGCGCAGCAGCCGGTGGTGCGGCCACGATCATCCGCGAGGCGGGTGTCGGTGGCATTGGCGCGGCACGGGCCGAAGCGGCGGCCGACCTGTCGCGCATGACGGCAATCCCCGAGCGCTACCGTAAATACTTTACCGGCTACGTTGACGGCACCGACAGCACGCTCAAGCGGGTGGCGCAGGACGCTGGCAACCCGGAGGCGCTGCGCCGTGTGGCGCGCTTTGCCGACCGTGCGGGTGTGACCACGGCGGCGCGGCTGGCAGATGATGTGACCAGCGGTGCGGTGGCGGCTGGCATTACCGGAGCGCCCTTCGCTGCCTTGCAGCCAGATGCCGAGCGCGCCGGTGAGGTGCTCGGTGGCATCATGGCCTTGGGCGGTGTGGCTGGTGCGGCTGGCAGTGCGGTGCGCCGCGGGACGACCGCGGCAGACGCCGACATCGCCCGCATGATGGCCGATGTCTATGCGGTGGGCGGCAATGTGGATGCGCTCTCCGCACTGCCACATTCCACGCTGGACCGCATGGCGGCCATGCAGGGTGTGCTGGCTGGCAAGGTCGATTTTGTTCCCCTCAAGGCGGACGAATACCGAATGAACAAAGACGTGTCGGCGACCGGTGGCGAGCTGGCTGCGGGATTGTTCCTTGAGAAGGACGCCAACGGGCGCGCCCGGGTCTTCATCAACTTGGACGCCCGCAAGTCGGCCGGCGGCGTGGAAGCCATCGCCCCGCATGAGATCGGCCACGCCATCCTGACCAGCAACGTGCTGGACGGTCAGCCGCGCAATGACCTGCGCAACTTGGTCAACCAGCAATACGGGCCGGACGGCGTGAGCGCCCGCGGACGCGAGTATGTCGGCCGCCTTGTCGATGCCGACATCCAGAACGGCACGACCGGCGAGCTGCCGCAGGTGCTGACCGAGCAAGAGTTCCGCGACCTTGACAGCGGCAACAAGTCAGCCTCGGACATCTCCAAGGCGCGCAAGCTGGAGCCGAGCGAGCGGGAGCGGCTGATCAACGAGCGCTTTGAGGAGCTGTCGCAGCGCAGCATTGAGCGTGGCGAGGATGCCTTGGACTGGGCGCGCGACGAGATCATCGCCGAGACATTTGCCAGCGAGGCGCCGGCCATCGACTTCCGGGCTATCCGCCGCGATGCCGCCTTCCCTCGCCTCGCCGAGTCCATGCTGGCCGCCGGCGGTCGCGTGCTGGAGATGATGGGCGTGAATTTGGACCGCAGCACGGGGCGGATGTTGGACAACCCGTCCGTCCTCTTCCGCGACAACCCGCTCTTCCAAGACCGCATCATGCAGCGACGGGTGAAGGAATACGTCCGCGCTTACGACCAATACCTGTCGGGCCTCGAGGAGGCTGGCAGCGCAACGCCCCGCGGCGTGGAGCTGGCGCGCAGCAGCCGCCCAGAGGATCTCGGACGCAGCACGCACGTCAAGCTGCGGGACGAGGGACGCGGCGTCCTTGAGAATGACTTTCTCTTCCAGCGGCCGGACGGCACCTACAGCTTCAAGCCGCAGAAGATCATCAATGCCGCCGAGGCCAACCGCGCGGCGCAGATCAAGACGCTCTACGATGCGCGCAAGTTTGTGCCGGTCAACTCAACCGAGTTTGGCAAGCGCAAGGTCAATGGACGCGAGGTGATCGGCGGGCCGGTGCTGCCGCCGCAGTTCGACCTCTTCACGCAGTTCCCGCAGCACGTCCGCGAGTTTGCCCGGGCGATGGAGGCCAGCCGCGCCGAGGGCGGAAGCTGGAACATCGACTACAACGCCATCGGCACCGGCTCCAGCGGACGCTACCGCATTACCAACATGGGTGCCGTGCGCGCCATCCAGCGCGAAACTGTGCCCTTCGGCTGGCAAGTAACGAAGCAAAACCACCTCCTCGCCGCCTCGCTCGACCTCAACGCCTTCCGCGCGTCCGCCATGAAAGCGATCAACAAGGGCGAGCTGGGCATCTTTAACAACGACATGAAGCAGGTGGAGGCCGACCTCAAGACCTACCTGGCCAACCACCGCAACGGACTGCCCGGAGAGGCGACCATCGGACAGCAGAAGCGCGACACGCTCAACGGACTCATCGGCACCGGCACGGCCGTGCAGCGCGCCGCCAACCCGCTCTACGCCGAGCTGAACCCCAAGGGCAGCATCCGCACCTGGCGCATCGACCGCCTCAACGACGCCCAGCCGAGCGGCCGCACCGGCTACTTCTTCGACTACGACAAGATCAACAACAACCGCATGCCCCAGCAGATCCCGCGGGAGGCTCAGGGGATGCCGGATGTGGCGCCGCGGGCGCAGATGATGGCGGATGCTGCTGGAAGCGATCCGCTTGATGTCATCGCCAGAAAGATAGATTCGGTCGGCGACAAGTCGGCCAAGGTCAAAGACCGCGACGTATTGGCTTACCCGCAGAATCCTATCCCGGGCAGCGTTGTTCTTCCTCCGCGTTACGGTCTCGTAAACCAACGCCTTGCTGGAATGCCGCGGACATTCAAAGAGGTCACGCAAATGGTCAACACACTCGTTGGCCGCGTTGTCAGCGTTATTGAAAACGAGAGTGATTTTGCGCGCAACAGCGGGACCTTTTATGAGGACATGGCGCGCAGCGGTCTTGACCTCGCCGAGATTGTGGAGCCTGGAGTCCGCGGAGATTTGATGAAGTGGTTTGACCGCGCAGACGAGATGGTTCGTTACCTAGCGCTTGGAAGCCCGCGTACAAATGTAGATGTCAACAGCACTAAGTCTGCGGGCGCGGCCTCAAGTGTGACCGGCAATTTCGCAGCCGGCTACAAAATGGGCTTTGGAGATCTGCAACGCGCAACACTTCAAGCGCAGCGCGACTATCAGGCCGGCCGCCATTTTGACCTAGACATCCCGGGAATCCAAGACAAGGTCCGCTCGTTCTATATCAATGGCATCTCCGAGCTGATTGACATCGCAAAATCCCAAGGGCGCGATGACATCGCGGAAATGCTGACGCTTCGGGCCGCGAAGTCCCTCAAGATAGCCGGAAGCAATGTAGAGGTCATCACGCCTGAGCTTTATCGAGAAACACAGCGCCTGCTGGATGGCAAGGCAACGGTTGATATGTGGGATATGGCTGCCAAGCGCATCGCCGTCCCCGGGTTTATTTTATTAAGGCGCAACCGCAATAAGTTAAGCGCAGACCAGCCATTTGAGTGGACGCAAAAGAACCGCGCGGTAAGAGACAAGGTCGGAAGCGACAAATGGAACAAGATCATTCTCAAAGATCTTGGCGTGTCATCGCCGGCACAGCTTCGCTACCAGCAAGCTAGAGCGCTAGGAATTGAGGGCAACTTTGATTGGAACGCCGACACTTGGCGCCAGCGCTTGGAGTCTGGGCTGTCTTTCGATAACGCCGAGTACACATATTACACTGGCGGAACGGAAGCAGGGCTAAACCCTGGAGGCGGCGGGCCGTTGTACGACGCCCAGCAGGCCATCGATGGAATGGTGGCCGACGCCCTGAACACGATGACTGTTGCCGTCCGCCAACAGGATGGAAGCGTAAATCAGGTTTCGGTGCCGGAGTTTTTCGGTCGCGACAAACTAAAGGCACGTCACACGCAGGAAATCCTGTGGGCACTTGAAAAGCGCGACAATCCGATTGAGGCAAACAACGATCTCTCGCTTTTTGGCAACAGCATAAAGCCGCTCAAAGACGAGCTGCGACTCATCGCCGGCGCGCAGGGTCCAAGCACCTACCGCGGGCCACAGGTCTTGGCGGCCATGGAACGCGCGTACACTGCCATGGCTAGGCAGGAGTTTGCCTTTGAGGTCGATACATCTGGCACGTCTCCAGAGGCGCGCGCTATTCAACAAAAGGTTGCCGATCTGCAACAACAAGGAGCTGCAGAACCAATGATGCAATTGACGGCACACGTTGCTGACGGTCTTGCCGATAAAATCAACGAGCTGTCTGCTAAGCACGGCCAGCAAATCACGGCAGATGCCGTTCGCTCTGCCAGCGGCGGCTACACCATGGATGACGGATCGCTGACGGTTTCTCCGGCCGTGGTATTGACGCTCCGCGGAGATCGCGCTCGAGTGTCCGCGCTGAAGGATATCGTGTCCGCTCAGTTGGATCAGGAAGCTGGCAACGTGCTTCGCATGCCAACAGTCAAAGAGCTGCATGCTGGTGGCGACAACCTGGTGAGCGCAGCTTCATTTGGAGTCAGCGGTCTTAGCGATAGCCAGATCACCGCTTTCTTTAAGGACTTGGCGGCAATCACTGACGGCCGCGGGAAGCGCATTTTTACTGGATACATGCCAGGCGCCGAAGACATTTATATCGCGGGTCATTTTTACGATGGTGATTTTAAGGCTGAGGTCGTTAAGGCCGAGCAGCAAGTCGAGGCGGTAATGGACAAGCACGGAGTGACTTCATTCCGAATGCAAGACATGTTTGTGCCAACATACAAGAGAGGACAGGCGGTCGAGCAATCTCGGTTTGCGCAAGACGTGCGCGACCACCTTGCTTCGCGCATTGCTACAGCAAGCGCTGCCTCGCCATCCTCTGTTTCGCAGCGAGCAAACACCGCGGCATCCTTGGCGCAACGAGCCGATGCGTCTCGCAGGATGATGGCAGCAAGGGATTCTATTTATAAAACGCTCGAGGAGTTCCGCGATGAGAAGCCAATGACGATTGCGCAAGCCATGAAGGACATCGGTGCCGACATGGAGGTATCCACAAAGAAAAAAGTTAACCAAGCATTTCGCGCAGCTCTAGATAACAAGACGGCGCAACTAAAAGCGCTATCTCCTGAGGATCGTGCAATTGTCAAAGAAGCTGTTTCGTCTGTTAAGAGTCAGGCCAAAGAAATGGTAGCGGCCGAAAAGGCAGCACTGTCTGGATGGAAGAGGCAAGTGCGCGCAACGGCTTCAAGAATTAAAGAGGGCTATGACCCACAAAGGGTGAGCGACGAGATTGACGCGGCCGAGCTGCTTGGATATATTGAGCAAGGATCAGCAGCAAAACCATGAAAACGACACACCGCCTCAAGGGAACACCTGAAGAGCGACAAGCCGAATATGATGCTCTCAGTCGAAGGCTGAGCAAAGACCCTAACTACCGAGGTTTTAGGGACTTCGATAATAACGGGGTGATGATCGCGTTCATGGGCAAGAAGGGCGAATTTCAAGACAAGCCCGCAGAAAAAAGCTCATAGCTCATCCGGCACGCCCGGAAGGAGACTCGAGGCCCGCTCCGGCGGGCTTCGTTATTTGTGCCAGACATCCCGAAGATCCACCTCGCGGTCGAAGACAGCGTAGAACCGGGCCGTGGTGGACGGTTCCTTGTGCCCCAGCATGTGCTGCACCAAGCTGATCCGGCCGGTCTCATTAAGCACATCGCTGCCCGCCTGTTTGCGCAGCTCGTAGGCCGCCGCCCGCCGATCCGGCAGGAACTCGCGCACCCACATGTTGAAGTTGCGCTCCATGAATTTCACCCGCATGCCCTTGGTGCGCCCCGGCACCATGAAGTCGTCCGCGGTCAGCAGCTCTGGCACCATCCACGGCGGCACCGACATGACGCGCCCGCGCTTGGCGCCGGTCTTGAGCTTCAGCCCCTCGTCTTCCCGCTCGACGAGCACCATGACATGGCGGTCGCCGCGGTCTTCGATCCAGCCCTTGCGGCAGTAGGCGACCTCCTTGGGCGTCA